ATAATATAAAAGCCGTTACCCAAGATAATAAACTATCCATGTTGCGCTTATATTATAATTTCCAGCGCCAGCAGGTCCGCCCCATGTAGCAGAAACACTTCCGGATGCAGAATCATCGCTGTACGAAGACGATATGCTGCATCCATAAGACCAGTTAGCATTATCTACGCCGACGCTATACGAAAACTTTTCTATTCCGACACCCAAAATTTTTGATGCTGAAATTTCAGATGCTTTTACGGAAAATGTTTTTCCTGTAATTTTATGTTTTTTTATATCAGGATCACACAATTTTTTTGTCACTGTATCGGCACCAGTGGAGTATGTGATATAAACCCCGTCCTCTCTGGCATCCATGCCAGTAATTGCGCCATTGTCGTTCATGGCGCTTAAATCCCTACTTAGTTGAGTAAGGGATGCAAAAAAACTATGTCAATAAGATTCCGAAAGGGGTCTTAATTTTTTACCCGGAAAACCGGGAGAAAGGAAAAATACATGAAAGAAAAAATCATCTTAGGAAACAAAGTGGAGCTGTCTTATGACAGCATCGGTTTTGGAGCTGGAACGCTTGCAATCAGCTTTAAAGCTGGTGACATGGCGGCTCTCGAAAAATCCTTTAGAGACGCCGGCCAGAACAATCTGGAAGTGATCCAGCAGTGCGACGCGGAAGGTCATGTACAGGCGACACACGAACGCTATGACATCTTTAGAGAAGTCAGAAAGACAATTGGTGCAACTCCGGAGGAGGATGTTGTTACGATCGTTTTGGAGCAGGAGAGCGTGATTGAAATGAGACTGCGTCACTTGGAATCCGGCCAGGGCATTCAGGACGGCGCAATTCAGGACTTGGGAGACGTCGTCTCTGGCTTGGCAGAAGCACAGGGCGTAAGTCTTTGATTGAGAAAGAGAGGAAAAGTTAATGGTAAAATTTTACGTCAACAGAATTAAAAACGGAGCTATGACACTGGAGGAAGTGCCGAGCCTCTGGAAGAAAAAAGTAGAGGCTGAACTGGCAAAAGAAAACAACTG